TCCTTTGCGAAGCTGGATTTTTGCCGTCACGGTCACAGTCATGGAGCGCCGCCCTCAAATATGTAGCCTGCTGAAAAATCGGTGTCTGGAGCGCCGCCACTTACAATATCGATGCCGGTAGGAGCGAGAACGCCTGGCGGGCCTGGCGGACCTTGCACGCCGATTTCCACGCTCTCGATTTCCACTACTTGAACCGACTCGGTTTCGATGATCGTGATAATCTCGCTCATCGCGTCACCTGTTCATCGGGCTTGAAGAAATACGTGCGCGATTGCCATTCATATTCGCAATCGCTTGGGTTGGTCTGCTCGACATCAAAATAGACGGTGACACCTGCTGTCATAAGCGCGGAGCGAGTTCGGTTAATCTTCATCTCGATAACGCCGGTTGTCGGTGCTGAAATCGTGATGCCGTCCCCATCCGTCAAGGTGAACAGCACGCTACCGCCGACGCTGCCCGCGCGAAAACTGGCGCGAGTCACCAATCCCGACAGATCGACGGCGGTGCCGGTAGGGTTCTCCCGCGTCATTCTGATGCTGATGGAAGACCCCCGCTTGAAGGTTCCCGATAACCGTCTAGGGGAAGTCATTGTTCGTACCTGTAGTCGTCGTCTGTTGGCTGGCGAGGTCGCTGTTGACGTAGGTAATAGGAATTACCAATTACTCTATGGTTATGGTTATCTTAGCCAATGGCTTCTTTAGCGATCTCAATAGCACGCTCCAAATCGGCACGAGCCACGTCGTCGGAATACTGCAATGCGGACAGCAAATCGATGTTGGGCTCGCCGTCCTCAATCGCCTTGATCGAGGCTTGCGCCAGTGCCGCGATCATCTGCAACGCTTGATCGATAGTCATGTTTACTTGCTCCCAAGTTGCGTGTCGTAGATGACCTCAGCGCGTTTGATGGTGGCGCGAACCACGCCCAGAGACGCCGAGAAACCGATGTCCACCGTTTTGCGCTGCGCCAGCCCGTCCAAGTCGCGGCGGGCCTCGTCGGCCAACTGCTGAACCTGAGTGGCCGCGTACAGCGCAGCTTTAATGGAGTCGGCGTTCGACTCTTTCGAGTTGGCGAGGGCCTTCAGCCGACCGGCGGTGCGGTGCCTGACAACTGCGAGTCTGGTGTATTCGGGCGCGAGCGCCATCTCCACCGGGTTGTTGGCGTCGGCCAAAGTGCCGATGGCGAACAAACCGCCGCTACCGGCATTGGCGGACAGATCGGCGGCAAACGTGGGAAAGCACAGCACCAATCCGAAAATAAAGGTGAGAATATGTTTCATAATCAACACCTCAGTCATCAATTTGGAAGGTAAGCGCCGCCGCCGCAAAACTGGCAGTGCTACCATTAGCAATATTGCGCGCCGCAGTGAGCGCCGCATAGAAAATCAACGTACCGCCACTAGATGCACTCATGTACCCAAAGCAGTTAACAGTGCTCCAATCCGCAGTTGCAACCGGAAAGGTAATAGCCCCGTTGTTGCTAGTAGTACCGTTCGTGCCGCTCGACGCGGTGGTGCTACCGGAGGACTGCGTACCGGCCCAGTTAGCGAGAGACGCGGCAACGGCCACACGAGCATAAGACCCACCAGTCACCTCAGTCCCCGCCGCCGATTCGGTCGGGCAAGCGGTAAACAGCGCGACGTAGCCGGTGGCAGGCGGCGTCAACGACTGCCCGCGCAATAACCAATCGACGATACTGTTCTCATAGGTATTGGTTAGCGCCGCCGCATGGCCAACCCCCGACAAAACCACCAGAAAAACACCTGCCAAAAGACTCTTCAATTTCATTTCACACCTCAAAAATGGATGGGGCGCACGACGGGCGCGCGCTTTTCGGCTTGCTTACGGATCGCGCTCGCGCTCGGGCGCGGGCCGAAATGCTCGACGAACGACAGCCGGTATCCGTTCGCTCGCGTCATGTCGGCTGTGTCGATGTCCCGCTTGGAGTAGGCGCGGTAGAGCGCCCAATCCAGCAGGCGAAGATGGTGCGGGTCCTGGATTTCCGGCGATGCGTCCAGGTCGTCGGCGGTCAACGGCACGAGCGGCGTGCGGTACACGCTCAGATACAGGGTATCGCTCGCTTGAGTCGGCTGCGGGATCAGCCGCAGCCGATTTCCGATCACGTAGTATCCGGTCGGCGGTCCGGTCTGCGTTTCCCATCCCCACCATTGCCGGTCCAGCACCTCGGGCGGGCATTGCGCCAGCAGCCGACCCGGAGAAGACGCGAGATGCGCCCGCGTCACGTCGATGATGGACGGGTCCAGCGCGACCCACGCGGCCGTGTCAATGCCGATCACCGCCACCGCCGGAGAGGACTCGTCGAACAGCAGGCGAGCGCGGATACAGGCTTCGCTTTCGGCGTCGGCCAGATAGCCGGCGATTTCGGCGTCGCTCCACAGCGGCGGTTCGGCCTGGTCCGCCGCCTCGGTCCTGAACGCGGCGATCAGATCAGAGAGCGTCATCGTCGTCCATCTCGACGATCAAGCTGGCTTCCGTCTCGAAGGTCTGGTCTCCCGTCGGTTCGTCGGCCGCTTCGACGGTCGGCGGTCTCGGCCTTCTGCCCCGTCTTTTCGCGGTCGCCTCGACGGCTCCGGCGGCGAGCAGGTGCTCGTCGAAAAAGTCGGGGACTTCGGTCGGATCCGGCCCGACCTCGGCGGAGTGGCCGGACAGCAGGGAGACGCGGATCGGCTCGGGCGTCGGCGATTTCCATGTGGCCATCGGCTTAATCCTGGATGGCGTCGCCGCGCGACGGAACGATGTACTCGACTTCGAGCCGCAGCGCACCAGCCGATGGGGCGGTGCCTGATCCTGTCCACGTCACTTGCAGGCCACGGGTAGTGGACAGGGTTTCGTAGCCGGTAGCGGTGAGCGCTTGACGGGCGGCAGAGGCGATGGTGACCGACGCCCGATATCGGTTGGCCGAGGCCGAGTCGCCAACCACGATCACGTCTGACGTGGCCGAGTTGAACGCGGTCTTTACGACCACCGCGCCGCCCACGACCACCGCGCCAACGGGCAGTTGGATGGCGGTTTGCGCCGCGCCCGACACGAGGTCGGCATACGAAATATCGACGGTCGCCCAGCGGGACTGCTGGCGGTTCGGGTTTAGAGTGATAGCCATGTCGTTCCCCTTAGATGGCGTGGTCGCACGCGATGACGCCGAAATCCTCGACGGTGCCGTGGACCGGACTCATGAACTTCGGCTTGCGAAGCCCCAGCATCTTGTCGATGCTGATACCCTGCTGGGCACCGTAGTTGAAGGATTTCTCTTCCCACTCCGGCGGGCCGAGGTCGGCCATGCCGAGCGCCTGCGCGCCGCACAGCAGCGAGCGCGAGCCATCGACGTTGGACCCTGAACCCCACTTGGCCGAGCCGCTGGTAGCCCCGAGGGTGTTGTAGACAAGGCGATGTTCGTGGATCACCGCGCCATCGACGGTTACGGTAGCCCCGGTGAAGAACGGGTTGTCCGTGCCCTTCGGGGCGGCGTTGACGATGGCGTTGATGTAGTTGCTGTCCATCTTGAGCTTGGCCAGCGTGCGCGGATGCACCATCAGCACGTAGTATTCTTTACCGCCGCTCATCAACGGCTTGACGTAGCTCTGTTTCGCGTAAGCGATCAGTTGCACGATCATTTCGTAGCTGGGGACATCGGTCGCGGCTACCGATGCGGTGGCGCCGGTTTGTAGGCTGTTCGTCGTGCTCACGTACCAGCGGCGATGCCGGTTGGTGGATGGCACCGACACGTCCGACGCGAAAGCGAGCGTCGGGAACGCGGACCCCGTTCGCGCCGCGCCGTTGTTGTAATAGGCGTAGCTCACGCCAGACAGGGTGAGGAACGCGAGTTGATCGATGCGGTTGGCGAGCCAATAAGCGAGCTTGTCGCGGGCCTGCTCGCGAAAGTTGATCACCGACTTTTGATCGGACAGCTTGCCCTTGTTGCGGACCTGCTGCGACATGATGTCGATATTGAGGGCGATGTTGTACGACTGCATCGCCTCTTCGTTGCCCTCGCGCTCGTTGTCGCCGACGACGCCGTCGCCGGTCAGGTCGGCCACCAGGTGCATCAGCACCTGCTCGCCGCGCTCGGTTTTGGTGAGATCGGTGATGCGTTGGATCAGCGCGTTATCGCCGGTTCCGGTGAAGCGCTTGATGAACATCTGGTCGCGCGCGTTGCTCCAGATTTCGCGCGACCACACAATTTTTTGCGTGCTGGTGAGACCAGCAAAATTCGTAGCGGCCATGATGGGCTCCACAAATGAACACCTGTGGTTTCCGGTCATGCCGCAGCCGGCGGGCGGATCGTCCTGGACCGTTCGCGGGCGCTCGTGGAGCCGCGTCTCCGACCGTTTACCGCCCGGCTAAGGCGAGATTGCACAACGCTATATCATGTGTCTAAATAAGTCAATGAGCGCAAAATATGCTGATAATCAACTCGCTTTTGACTTGCCGGATGACCCGCATCCGCTCACGGTCGAGCGGCGGGCGCAGCGGCGCGCGGCGCGGGAGAGGGACGAGAGCGCGGCCAAGGCGGCGATGGTCGAGCGCCACCGCGACGAGTGGGATTTGCACCTGGACCTCTGGCACGATGCGCTGTTCAAACGCAGCGATCCGCTCGCCAAGCTGAGCAAGACGCTGGCGGAAACCCTGCGCATCCGACAAGCCGACGAACGGGCGGCGTGGGGCGACATGGGTATCTCGCCGACGATGGACCCGGAAACCCGTCGCCGTCGCATCGCCGAACTGGCGAAGGAGATCGGCCTTGTCGTCATCGGAAGCTAAATTGCTGGCCCTGCTCGAAGCCGAATCGCGGGAGCGCGCCTGCAACCGGCTGGCCGCCTACCGGCCTTACCCGAAACAGCGCGAGTTCCACGCGGCCGGGAAATCCTACAGAGAGCGGCAACTCAGGGCGGGCAACCAGCAGGGCAAGACGCTGGCGGCGAGCATGGAACTGGCGATGCACC